TTTTCCCAATGGATTTTCTCAAGTCACCTAAATCAACCGCATCGTTTACAGAACGTAAATCAATAGGTCCAGACGAACCGCCTGTAAAGTTTGTTACCCTGATTTTAGCCTTATTACTAATATCTTCCGCAGTACTATTAGTAATTGCCACCGCCATCCGTTTAGCATCGTCCCCAAAGGCATCAATTTGCTTTAATAGTTTAGTAATATCAATTCGAGTTTTCATCTGTAACGGAAACTTTTATGTCGTAAAATCTGCGCCTGTCATCTACATCCACAACGGAATGAATACTGAAATATTTATCTTCATATAGAATACGCATACTTTTTACAGGCGTAAAATCGTGTCTAAACCGTATAGTAAAAGTTCCATCGTAGGTTATTACAAACTCTGATGCCTGAATTGCTCTATCCCCTTTGTTCGATCTAAACTTACCCCATGTTTTCCCGTTGGTTAAAACTAACACCGGAACCCATGTAACAATCGTATCCCCTTCAATGCTAGTCGTAATGACTGCATTTACGAAAGTTATACGTCTGTCAAGTGTGCCGGGATTCATTAAAATAAAGTTATGCGTTTATAAGGTTGCAATAAAATATCTACAATTGCAGGATAGTGAGTTTTCGGGTTATCCCTATTCTCGTATAAATACGTAATCATTTCTTTTAGTGCGGTCTGAATCGCTGCCGGGGTTTCCGTACCACCCTCGTAATCCCAACCGTAACCAGCGACATAAACCAAAGTTTGATACCCTGTTTCATCCGAAAGCACGTCTGTAAACCATTCAGATTCATCTTCTTCATAATCAGCTACCTCTAGATCAGTATTGGTAAGGCTTTCAATTGATAGCAATGGATAGTCAAATATACGGTAAGTACCCCGTTTGTTAGTCTTTACCGTAATTATCCGCTGATATAATATTTGGCAAGTCATTAACTCTACTTCCTGAACTGATGCCGTTATTAGGCTTTCAATCAGTGTATCATCATAGTTGTAATCAGCATCAAGCCTTAGAAATAGCTTTGCTTCAGATAGGGTTACGACATTTAGAGCGTTCATACCGTTTTTATATTAATGCTAAGTTATTAATTTTTTCCAACCAAATGTTAAATTCTGCCAAAGTTTTTATAGGATCTAATTCCTTTGCCCGTTGTAACGGATTAGATTTAGGTAAATTTCGGATTGCCTCTACCCATTTATCTATATTATTGCGTTCTATAAATATACCGTTTTCTCCCATGCTATCTCTAAATCCTGCAATATCGGAAGCAATTACAGGGATGCCACAGCATAAAGCCTCGACCTGAGCCATGCCGTAGCTATCATATTCGGAAGGTGCTATCATAATTTTAGTCTGTGATAGGTAGATTCTAAGGTCATTCACCATAGGAACGTATTTTATATTCCTGACTTTTTCATCCTTCACCTGATGGTAATAGCCACCCTGAACTGCCATAAATTCTATATCAGGCATTCGCTTTGCAATCTCGATCAAGATTTGACCGCCTTTATTTTCATTGTGATTGACTAAGGTTACATATTGCCCGTTAATGGTCTGGCTGTAATCCCTATAATCTACAGGCGGAGGCAGTACAAAACATTCCTGATCGTAGTTTAATTCTCGCTTTGTGTTCTTGCAGTTGTAAACCGTGAAGCAGTTTTTACGAATGTTGACCTGTGGATACCCACAATTATTATGAGCAAAGTTTACGACCTTCTTAGTTAGCTGTTTTGATTTGTTCATTGCATACCCTGTGCCTGATAGCTGAGTAAAGACAAGATCAGCCCAATCCCATAGGCCGTTATTGCAGGACTTCCAATTTTCTTTTGCTTGATAAACTTCAATACCTTCAAATGTGTACGGCTCAGGACAACGGGTAATAGCTTTAATTGTGTGGCCTTTGCTCATTAGGTATTTAGATACCCTGTGAAGGTAAATTTCAGATCCTGCGCGCTGGTGTGGTAGGTAGATGCCGGGGCAAAGTAGGATGTTCAAAACAAAACGGTTTGACTTTGTAAATCTGCAATTCTTTTATTTGCTATCTCAAAGTATTTTTGGTCCTGTTCCATACCTATAAAGTTTCGTTTGGTATTTAAACAAGCTATTGCAGTCGTTCCCGAACCTATACAATTATCTAAAACTAACTCGCCTTCGTTTGTGTAGGTTTTGATTAGGTATTCCATAAGTAGGACGGGTTTTTGAGTGGGGTGTTTGCCATCTCTAATCCTAGTAAATGGTTGTACAACCAATGGGTATCTTAAATTTCCTTTGCTTTTCTTACTAAACTCTTTTTCTATAACTCCAAGGTGTTTTATTTCATTCTTGCCAGAATCTTTTTTACTCCAAGGTTTACCAGCGTCTATCATTTGAGGGTTGTACATACACTGCATATTATAAAATACACTTATGTTTTCTGTGTTTTTCATGGGTTGTTTTTTAGCCATAAAAAAATTAGAGCCTTGTTCTTTCTCCCATATCCAATCATATTTATAATTCTTGATATTGCTCATTCGCAAAGCACTACTAAACGGCTCAGAACCAAACAAGACTATCGCCCCATTCGGTTTAATTATCCTTTTATACTGTTCCCACAATGGGTGAAATGGTATTATAGTATCCCATTTACAGGCAGTTGTTCCATACGGCAAATCGCAAAGTATCATATCAATGCTCCCTGTTTCTATTTCTGGCATCAAATTAAGACAGTTGCCTAAATATATTTTGTTTGTTTCCATTATCTAACCTCAATAAATAAATAAGGTTTCGGTATCCTAGTCTTACCATCATAGGTATGCAGATCAGAAGGATGGTAGTGATAGGTTTTTATAATAGTAGCAGGATTGTAAAGCACATACCCGGCCTGACTTAATTCCCATGCAATCCGGTTATCACATCCCGGAACACCTAGAAAGAAATCACAAAACCTGACTTTGCGCACCTTGCCCTGAAATATCCATACATCCTGACTAAACCGTTCATTGTGTAGCTTTGGTTCTTGACCGGGTTTTACATCCCACCTTGACAAAGCCACGCAAGTACGTGCGTTTAGAACCAGCTTGCTTAAGCTATCATCAAAGTAAATATCCGTATTTGAGATTAGTGAAATCTCATTCTCATTCTGGCAGTACGTATTTACCGCATCAAATAACATCCTATACGTTGGTCTGCAATTGCCTATAATCGTAATCTTTTGATTTTGAGGTATAGGACATTCGGTAAATATCAGAATCCTGTCAATTAATGGATTTTCAATATTTCGGTTAAGGCAGTGAATAAGTTCCTTTTGCCTTTCAGGGTTGCTGTCCTGATAGAATGAGGTGTATAGGGTGATCATAGTTTAATATCAAATAAACGGGTTTGTTGTTGATGCTGACTTAATCTCTTCATTCCGGCTTTATAATAATCTGTGTCAAGCTCACACCCGACTAAATCAAACCCGTAATCGTGACAGGCAATAGCTATTGAGCCAGACCCTAAATGAGTGTCTAAAATCTTGTCACCGGGTTTGGCGTATTTGTCGAGAAGCCATTTATAAAGGGCAACGGGTTTTTGGGTGGGGTGGAATCTATTATTATTATTACTATTTATTTTGATAAGTCTTGCAGGGCTATCAAATGAAGTCCATGCCTGTTCTATCTGGCTCATAGTTGGGATATAAGTCATTTTGTCCCATACAATAAATGTTCTATGTGATGGCAACCCAAAATAGTTACCACCCCAAATAATTTGATTTTTAGATACTCTAAATAATTTTTCAAAATATTGTGAATTAGGGATATGATCATCCCAGTTGCCCCTACGAATATCATTCATAAATTTGGTTTGTGTGTTTTTCTTACTCCCTCCGTCAGTAGTTCTTTTTCCAAGCCCATACGGCGGATCAACGATTGCCAAATCAAACCACCCATCAGGATACCGAGCCATAAGCTCCATATTACATTCGTTAGTAATAGTAATCATAGCCTAACCAACCCCGTGCCTGTATGATGCCCTATGTGTGTCAAATCCCATTTATCTTGTTTAATCCCATCCCAAAATCTTTGCATTTCACGGTTTAAATGTATATCGTCAAACATTACTAATCCGTGATAATCAATTTCAATTAACTTATTCATGAATTCCTGCTCGAAATCACCATTGTGGTAGGTGTCTAGTATCATAAAGGGGATGGAATCTATTAAAATGGTTTCCTCAAGTACGTTCATGACCTTAAATGTTACATTAGGTAAGTCTATATTGCTAATCTCTGGCTGTGGTTCTATGTCGTAGGATATAACCCTATTAATTTTATTAAAACTCAAAGCCCTTGCAGAATCCCCTTTGTAGCTTCCAACATCAATCAATGTTTCGCCTTTAAACAAAGTACTAATAAAAGCCAATAGCCTGTAATGTTCCTGCCCTGCTTCAAGATTGAACCAATGTTGAACGCCCGTAAATTCTGATAGGTCTATTTCGTTCAGTTCCTCACGGGTTACGGATAAGATTTTTTCAATCATACTGCCTCATTATTAAATCAATTTCATTTATAGTCATGTATTTGTCTATTGCGTGATAACCAAGTGAGCCAAGCCCAAATATAGTTTCAACACTAAACTTTTGAGCGACCTCCTTAGTTGGTAGGTTGCCTTTTAGGTGATTGCAGAACCAAACATCCTCATTGCAGGAATGATCGTATTTATAATTTACGCAAGTTATATACATCATTTCAGGATTCCGAATTGAA